TATATCCGCGCCCTTTCACAAACCTTGTGCGAACGCGCCCTTTGTTTGAAACCTCATACAATATGTCGAAGCCGTAAACCTCTCGCCATTCCTCTTTATCCGACATACACGTTTCCCTCATACTTCGCCGCGATCCAGCCGGAAACCGCCTTGTCCGCGCCTGTGTACGTTGAAACGAATAACCATGTATTCCCGTATCCGTCGCGTGTTATACCGCCGCACTGAACGACCTGTCCGCGCTGTAATACGTCAAGAACCGTGCTTCCCTGTGTCGTTGCCTTGTCGCGCACGTTCAATTCATCGCACAGCACTTTATATTCATTTCCGACCTTGTATCCGTCCATTTCTTCCGCCCATGTAAAGCCGCTCGGAAGATACGCCCAGCCGCTAATCTTTCCATAATCGCCGCGCACTTCCTCGACGATCACGCTTGCGCCTGTTTTTACCGTTGCAACGATTTCGCCGTCGCTATACGGCGTCACGCGCATTGATACGCCCTTCAAACAGTTAACCGCATTGAACGGCGTTCGAGGATACTTCTCCGGCACTGGCGCCTCGCCATAATCAACGAACTTCAAGTGACCGTGATATGTCCATGTACGGCTTTCATATCCAGCCTTTTTCCCGATGTTTGCGACCGCCGTTATCTGTGCGCCGTCTTTCCATTTCGGCGTCGATTCAGCCGCCAGTCCATCACCGAGATAGATTCCACAATGACCGTCAAGCCATAAGAACTCGCCGGCTTCAATGTCTGTGAAGTCCTTGCTTTGCTCCGTGCAACCCTTGAACATCAGCTCTTTTGCGTCCCAGTCGGGAACGTTGTTTGAAGCGTATGAAGCGCCGCCGTTCTTCTTGCTGGCGTCCGCATTCCATCCCCACAAGACAGCCTTGCACAGTCCACAACAGTCAAACGCGAACGTGTCGTTTGAAGCGGCATTGATCTTCACTTTTCTTTCGGGTCTTTTGTTATACGCATTCGTGAACGCGCGCTCCTTGTTTGCCGGCGTCAGCGGAAATCCCCAGCCGCCCATGACATAGAGCGTTTTACTGTTCACAGCCTTGCGAACCATATTGAGAAAATCATTGACTTTCATAGCCATGCCGCGCACCTCCTACCATATCGACGCGTCAACTTGTTTTTCACGGATTTCAAGCTCCTTCTCGCGGAGTTTCAATGTCTGCGGATCATTTGCCCAATTTTCCTTGTCATAATTCTTTAACAGGAGATTCAGCGCCGCCACGTCGGGCAAACTGGATCGCGTATAGATTTCCTCGCGAACGACAACGCCGTTTTCAATTATTTTTTTCGATTCAGTATATGTGAATCCCTTTGCCTTGCGAATAAGTGTGCTTTTCAAATCAAGCACAAGTTCAACTCGCCCTTTTTTCAGACTGTTAGATAATGCCGGATATTTTGCTTTCATAACGCGGAACGCCGAGTATGAAACGCCCAGCGCCTTCGCTATCTGCTCCTCCGTCATATCGCGAGCCATTTCTTCAATTCTTTTCAAGTGTGGCTCGACGTGCGTCTTATATTTGCTCGGTCTTCCCACGCGCGAGCCTCCTTTTTATTCTTTTGAACTCGCCTTGTGTTTCAATACGATCTTGAATATATGAACCGTTATCAGTACCGCGTTGAGAAATACAGTGCTGAAAGAGCCTATAAGAATTCCATATACAATGAACAGCAACGCGCCTATCGCGTCGAATATTCTTATTTTCAACTCGTCATGAAACATGAACGCAACGATGATCGTTACTGATCCGAGTATTCCGATCCATTCAAACACTTTTCTTCTTCTCTTTCCTCTTTACTTTTTATTTTCTTTGAAATGTAAAGGAACGGAGTATCGCATACACCAACGACGATTTCAACGACCGTTGACGCCAGCGCGATTTCAAAAATCTGTCCCACGCTATATATTCCGCCGAAAGCAAAGAACGCGAAGCCGAAGTTTTCCAAACAGTTGAAAACAATCGTTGAAACATTGTTTCGAAGCCACATATATTTTCCTTTGGTGAGATTTTTCAGTTTGTTATAGAGCCATACGTCACCAAAGTTTGAAATGATATACCAAAACATACTCGAAACAGTGATTCGAATATTCAACCCGAACATGAATTTCATGTGTTCGTGCATAACGTCGATTGAACTCGGCGTATAATTTACGGCGATCAACATGACACCGAGGAAAATAAGATTTCCGAATAAACCTATCCAAACGCCTTTCTTCGCGTCTTTCTGTCCGTAACATTCATTCAAAATATCAGTTGCGAGGAATGTCGAAGAAAACAATACATGACCGATACCGGCGTTCATGAATAAAAGCTCCGCATTCTTCGCTTGAACCACGTTTGCAAGAACGGAAGCAAGTCCGATCCAAACAAAAACACCGATTTTCCCGAAGAATTTTTTTGCGAGCAAAAGCCCAGTGAAACAAAAGATGATTTCTGCGACAAGTAGTAGATTGTTCATTTCAATTTCCTTTCAATCGTTGTATTCAGCGTGTCGCCGCCCTTATTTATTTCATACTCTTTCGAGTTATGAGCTAATCTTGCCCACCAGCGTATTTTTCATAGATTTTTTTACTAACCTCCGCGCTGATAAGTTCCCACACGTTTCTCCTTTTCCCTTTTTGTGTGAGTTTGTTCCATTTTTCGCGCCCGACGTATTCAATATATCGCCGTTCCGCGTCCTCGTAGTATCCGTCCTTTATGTTGTATGCGCTATATCCTTGAATGTTTGCGAACCTGTAAACGCCAGTCCATGAGCTTGAATCTGCCGTTGTGCAAAATCGGTTTTCTTGCAACATTTTTTTATCCGTGCAACCGAGCAAATGAATGTCGATTGAAGGCTTTTTTGTTTTGATATAGTCTGCGATCCTGTGAACGTCATTTCGAAACGTTTTCGGTTTTATGATACGAAGCTCGGGAACGGAAATTGCGATATAGTCGCTGAATTCAATCAGCCGTTCAAGTCCGCTTTTTCCGTCCTCGTAATGAAACACGTTGATTATTCTGTTTTTTATTGTCCGCCGCGCACGCTCACGAAAGAACCACGCGTCTTCCACGCCTAAAACCTTTTGACAATCAATTTCAACCAGCGTTCCATTGAAGTTATTTTGCTGAATGAATTTGAATGTCTTGTCTTGCCACTCTGTTAAGCTCTGCCTCGTTTGTTTTTGCTGTTTTTGACCGCCGAACATAAGAGTGAACAATCCCGAATCTAAAATAACGTGTTTGAACTCTCGTTGCTGGCGTTCAACAACTCCTGTTTTATCCGTAAAGTCGTCTTCAATGGATTTCCCGGCTATCGCCGGATATACAGTGAACAGCCGATAATTCACGCCGGCGATCTTCAAGCTATCAATTACACTGTCTTGATAATCACTTCCGGCAAAATGAACTTTTATATTGCTTCCGAGAAAACTCATTTTTTGAAATACCCGACTCCATTCGCTTCAAGCAACTCACAAACAGTTTCGCGCTCGTCTTCCGTTGCGCATTCAATGATAATTTGATATTTCGGCGGATCCTGTGATTCGTCCTTTTTTTGATCCTCGAAAAAGTCGTCAATATTTCCGCCGTTCTCATAGAATCCGAACTCTGTCATTTCAAGATCGCCCAGCGCTTCCAGTTCGATTTCCAGCTTTTCAAAATCCCAGCCGGAGAACTCCCCGACCTTGTTATCAGCCAGCCGAAACGCCTTTATCTGCTGATCCGTGAGGTCGTCAGCCATAATGCACGGCACTTTTTCAAGTCCGAGCTTTTTGGCGGCGAGAACCCTTGTATGACCTGTCACGATGGTGAGGTTCTTGTCAACTACAATCGGCACTTTGAAACCGAACTCGCGGATACTTGCGGCGACATAATCAACCGCCTCCGCGTTGTGCCGTGGATTGTTAACGTATGGGATCAATTTTTCAACGTCAATGTCCTGTATTTTCATGCGCCTTGTCGTTTCTCCAAATCTTCGATTCTGTGATTTGCAACTTTGAGTTGTTCTTCTATAACTGGGATTCTTTCGGCGAAATCGTTATGCCGATCGACTTTCTTTTCGAGTTGTTCAATACGGTATGACATGAGCCTCATACCGCCATAAGAGCCGGCGAGCGTGCCGAGTAAAGACAGAACGCCGACGATAACAGTTGCCACCGCCGCGCTCATTGTTCCACCTCCGGCAAACCAGCGATTGAAGTCAGCAAAGAGATCACGCCGGCGACGCCGGAAACCGAGAGTACATTGATCCAGCTCACATCAAAAAATGACTGTCCGATCGTCAGCAAACTCACCGCCGTCTGACATACGGTTTTAAGAGCGCGTATTCCAGCCGCTTTCCACCATTTTTTCGTCATGCCGCCGCACCTCCTTTTTCTTTGCTCCGCCTTCCACGTTATCACCGCAACGGCGTTTTGAGAATAGCGCCACATAGCGCCATCATGCTCAATCGGCTTTTATTCGCGTTTTAAGGCGTTTTTCTGCCGTCATGTGTATTTGTGCCACTTTCGCATTTGACCGCCCTTATTTGCGACATACGCGCCGAAATACGCGGAGTTATGTGCGCCGGTTATCCTGTGCCGGAAATGCCGGCGGAAGCCGGAACGCGTTTTAAGGCGATTTAAGGCGTTTTTCGCCCTTGATGGCACAATTTACCGCGGAACGCAAAAAAGCGCCGCATTTCGCACGACAGGCACGACAGGCGGCGCGATATGCACGCGCGAACAGTACCGGCGGCGGATCACTGGCACTAAAAAAGGCGGCTCCCATGTGGGAACCGCCCTTTCAGCGCTGGCGTGTTAGATATACACGTCGCAATATTCGCTCATGTGTGTTGTCTCGTCCGCGCCCAGCATTTCAAAAAGTTCCTTGTATGCCTCCGCCATGCCGCACCGCAACGCCCTGTCATATACCTTGCCTTCGCGCTTTCGTGTGCCATCAGCCAGCCGGTCGATAATATGGCCGTTCAAGTAAATGCAATCATCTTTTGATTCATAGAAGGCGATCTGTCTGCCTCCGAACTTGTAATAACATACATAATGAGCCGGTACCGTCTTCGGCGGTATGCGCCCTCCCCTGTAATGAATCACCTGTTCGGGATACTCTTTTCTTTTCACTTCAATCATGTGCAACTCCTTTCCGCCCGTCTTGCCGATAGCACAGCACATTTTTTATCCGTAGTATTCCCAGTATGTATCCAGCGTCGTCACGTTCTCGGGTCGAAGAACCGGCGCCATGCTGTACCGTCCGAGCGGAAGCGCGTATTCTTTTCCGTCTCGCTCGTAAACCTTGCAACGCCGCTTCCCTTCGGCGTCTTCCAGCGTCACCGTCTTTGCCGTGCGTGCGATCACCTTATAGATCCAGTAGCAACCGCGGTCGCACGGGCTGTTCATCATGTAGTTTTTGCCGATTTCAAACTTTGCCATATTGTCCTCCTTTTTTGTTTGCCGGCGGCATTTCCGCCGGCGCTCCCTGTGCATTTACTTTCCTATCCCGTAAAGTTCCTTCGCGATCTGCTCAACCGTCATTCCGTTTGCCATTATGTTCTCGAAGTTTACGCGAAACTTGATTGTTTCGATAACCGCTTCCAGCGTGTCCTCCATGTAAAGCTGTCCGCCGTGAAGTGCCTGTGTCGTCTTGCCGTTTTCGATGTACTTGTAATCAACCGCGCCATACTTGCCATTCGTCAGCTCCACCAGTGCAAATTCGCGTCCTTCGTATGCAAAAACCTTTGTTATCACCTTTTTAACTCCTACGTTCGTCATATCCTTTTCTCCTTTCTGTGTGCGCCCTGTGCGCTTGCCTGTGTTGCTTTATGATGTAAGTATATACCCACATTTGAAAAAAGTCAAGCACTTTTTTATTTTTTTTAGAAAAACTTTCCAAACAAGGAAAAAGGCGCGATTTCTCGCGCCCTTTGTCATATCAGCTCGTTATAGATTTCGAGGCATAATCTCCTTTTATTGCGTGCAACCGTCGTTA